CGTTACATTCTGTTCCGTCCCAACCCTGTAATCATGAACGAGTAATAGTTGCAGGAAATATCATGAATATGCAATTAAATCCTGTCTAAATATAGTCTACCATGCACACAGAAACAATTAGGTATAGAATTGTTGCTAGGGAAGTGTTAGTGGACAATCTTACACAGGATGATGCCTTCACCATAATGGCAACATATGAAGATCAAGGTAGAACTGGTCTTGTTATGGAAGAATATAATCCCGAAGCAAAACGAATGGGTCGAGATCCCGACTTACATTAATCCTTATAAATAATCTTTATAAAGGTGATTATTTTAGGGGAGAAGTATGTCCGATTTTATGGGCAAGGATGGATTTGTCTGGTTTGTGGGTGTAGTAGAAGATCGAGATGATCCAGAAAGACTAGGACGTGTTCGTGTAAGATGCCTTGGGTATCATACAGAAAATAAAACTTTAATAGAAACTGAAGATTTACCGTGGGCAACCGTGATGGCACCAACGGATACTCCTTCTATGAATGGATTAGGACATACACCACCATTTATAGTAGAAGGCAGTTGGGTCTTGGGTTTCTTTCGTGATTCATCTGAACTTCAACAACCTATTGTCTTAGGAACCTTACCAGGATTTAATACTAAAGAGAGAGATGTTACAAAAGGGTTTAATGATCCCAATGGAGTATATCCTAAAACAATAGGGGATTCAGATGTAAATTTTCTTGCCAGAGGTGCTGTAGCAATAATGCATCCTTCAAGAATCAAACGAGAAGAACTAAGACTTAAAAAGTTCTTTTTAGACACACCTGAAGGTGGAGAGTCTTTAGATGGAACCTCAGTTCCTACTGCAACGAAACCCAACCTCAAAACCGTAAGTGATACTTTAAAAACAGATGATACACGTGTTAACTGGGAAGAACCAGAACCAGCAGCTGGCAGTATACCAAGATATCCTTATAACCATACTCATGAAAGTGAAATAGGGCATGTTCATGAAATAGATGACACGCCTGGTGCTGAAAGATTACTCAAACAACATATAACAGGAACCTTTGAAGAGATGCATCCAGATGGATCAAAAGTAACAAAGGTGGTTAAAGACAACTATGAAATAGTTCTAGGAGAATCCAATATCTACATTGTTGGAGATGTAAACCTTACTACTAAAGGAACCATGAAACATCTTGTACAGGGAGATTATATATTAGAAGTAAAGGGAGACTACACACAGAAGATACATAAAAATCATTATATGAAAGTTGGGGCAAGAGGATTAGAAAAAGAATTTGATTCTGAGGGAAAAGAAATTAGAGAAGGTGGAGGTGGTAATCGTGAAGAGGAAATTGTAGGAAGTCATGCTATCAGTATAGCAAATGCTGTTAACTATACAACAGGGACAGCACCAACTGGACCAAAGGAAGTAAGGCATGTTATTGGAGGGAATGTTACGAAAATTTTATCAGGCACTGATACAAAACAAGTAAATGGTGGAAATTCATTTCTCCAAGTAAATGCAGGAGATATGGTGCGAAGTGTTGTAGGTAATTTAATTATGAGCACTACAAATCCAGGTATTGGTCCTGCTCCCGATTTTCGACAACAAGGACAGATTACAATTGCTGCTGCGAATAAAATGAACTTGAAATCAGCAACAAGTATGAACCTCCAAACAGATTTTGATGGATTGAATGTTAATGTTAATGGAGTATTATTAACAGACAATGATTTGACACTAACGACATTAACTGGTTCTACATTTAATTTGACTGTTGCTGGTGCTGCTAATTGGAATAATACTGGCAAGGTTACAGAAACATTTCTGGCAAGTCAAAAAACAAATATTACAGGTGATCTTGATCTGGATACTTCTCTTTCAATCGACATCGATGCATTAACATTCATCACCGTTGATGCAGATACAACTATTGATACTGTTGCTGGAACAGTATTCACAATCGAGTCTGGTGGTGGTAATGGTAATGCCTCTGCAACTAATAAAGTTGATATTAACCCACCAAGTTAAGGATAGAATATGGCAATATTTAAATTTGTAGTTGATGGGGAGTTGGTTACTATCACGGAATGGGGGGATATACCTGATGAGTTTGAACATGTTATTTCGTTTATTCCAGATATGCCAGAACCAGAAGGTGAAGATGGTGAACATACAGAAGAACAACATGAAGAGTTGGCCTTGTGGAATACAAGGTTACAAGAACTAATGGAGAAAGAACGTGCCAGCAGTATGTAGAGGAGATAGTGTAGACAGAGATGTTGTTCATTGTTCTGTTCCTTTTAGAGATGTGTGTAGTGATAATGTTTTTGTAAATGGTACAGGTATTTCAAGAGAGTCTGATAATAATACATCTCATGAGTTGCCACCAGCAGTATGCCCATCACATGCCGCACCTATTGCTACGGGCTCATTAAGTGTAAAAATTAATGCTCTAGGATGTGGTAGAGTAGGTGATCCTATTACTGGTTGTACTAGTGTAGCTACTGGTAGTGCTAATGTATTTGCAGGAGATTAGGAATGTCATTACCAAAAATAACACCTGAATTTGAAATTCCTAGTCTTTGTGGAGCAAAGGCACCATTTAACGATATTCAAAAACAGTTATCTCTTTCTCTTGATAATTTGAATTTAAATATTGAATTACCAGCAATTGATATTGTTAATCAATTGGAACTTGATGTAACAGCCGCACTTGGTAAACTTGATGGATTGAAAATGCCAGAATTGCCTTCATTGCCAGATGTATCTTTAAGTGCTGAAATAGATGGCCTACTTAGTATTGCTACAGATTCTGCTGCTGGTCTTGCCCAGTTCGCCGCAAAGAAACTAGAACTTAGTGGAACATTTGGAGAAGCTCTTAGTGGAATAGGAAGTGACTTCGAGGGAATAATAAGTGCTGTTAGTGGAGGCCTCCCTGTTTGTGATAATTGCCCAAACATGGTAGTACCTGCTGCCGGCGGATCTCCACAAGAAAAACCAGCAAATACAATAATAGCAGACGAAGCACCTGTAGGAGAAGCAGCTGCGAAACCTATAGACAATAGTGCAGATGCTTCTTCTTCTAATTCTGATCTGGCAGCAGTAGCTTCAGTTTTTAAATCTACCGTATCTTCATTACTTGGGAAAGAGGGAATTTTATCTACTACACCAAACCCTGGATTAAAAATTCCAAAGGATGTTTTAGATAATTTTGCTAAATTGGATGCAAGGGCAGCAATAGAATCTATTCAGGGTGGTGGATCTTTAAGTCCTGGGAATTTAATAAATATAGTAAATGGTGCAGCTTTAACCGCATTAAAAGGAGCAACAACTACAAGTGGAGATGGATTGAGTTTATCAGAATTAGAAGCAGCTCAAAATAATAATTCCAGAGCAATACAACTGTTACATGCAAAGACCACAGCAAAAATTCAGCAATTAGATGCTATGCTAAAAGCATCTATTGCCGCCCCTCCTTTTAACCAAGCCCCAAATCCTGATACTGGAAAAGCAGATGGAACATTTATATTTGCACGATTATTAGGGGATGTTCAGGTGGAGAAACTTAAATCGGAAGCTCTCGCAGCTGTAAGTGAAATAAATTGGGATGCTATTAAGAATAAAAGAATAGAACTGCAAAAACAATTGGATGATAAGAAAATATTTGATTCCGCCCAAGTTTTTGCTCAAGGGGTGAAATTTGAGTTAAAACCTTTAGAGGAACTCGCCAAGAAACTTACAGAAGAAGCAGATGATCTAATTGATATATTTAAAAAGAAATTTATACAAGGTAGTGATGAAGGAAAGATGATAGGAGAAAGCATAGATGTCTAGTGTGAATAAGAAACTATTAAACTCTATTAAAAGAGAAAGAACACTCTTGCAAAAGGATTTGTTTAAAATGGATGCATGGATGAAGGGAAAGAAAGTTTGTCTTACTATTGAAAATCCCAATGTAAGAGAAACAAACAAACCTTTTATTCGAGTTCCAGCAGAACATGTATGGAAAAAGTACGAACCTTATAGAATGAAACAGACCGCAGATTGATGTTATACTTATAAATAAAGTAACAGGAGTCTAACATGGTAGGAACACCAAGTTCTTTAGAAGCATTTAATGATGCACAAGGGCAAAATAATATAGATCGTAATGTCCGTCAATGGAGAGACTTGGATCTTTTCTTTCAAAGGAAACCATCGACTTCTGACGTTAATAAAGTAACAGATGTTCAGGCAGTAAAGCGTTCTGTTCGTAATCTTGTTTTACTTAATCATTTTGAAAAACCCTTTCATCCAGAAATAGGTTCTGGGGTCAGAGATATGTTGTTTGAACCTATGACCCCTATCACTGCTGTTATTCTTGCTAAACATGTAGAAGATGTTGTAGAAAATTTTGAACCAAGAGCAAGATTAATAGGGGTTCAAGCACGACCAGATTTAGATCGTAATGTATATGATATGACTATAGAATTTTATGTGGTTAATGTTCCAACAGAATTAGTAACACTAGATGTTATGTTAGAGAGAATACGATAATGGCAACTCAAGCACGAAGATTAGATGTTTCAGAATTTGATTTTGATGATGTTAAAGACAACCTAAAAACTTTCCTTAGAGCACAGACTGAATTTACTGATTATGATTTTGAGGGTGCTGGTATAAACATTTTATTAGATATACTTGCTTACAATACTCACTACCTTGGTTTTAATTCTAATATGCTTGCCAATGAAATGTTTATTGATACGGCATCTATAAGATCAAGTATAGTTTCTCACGCAAAGACTTTAGGATATGAAGTTGGTTCTGCCACAGCACCAAAAGCAACGGTGAATGTGACAATGAATAATGCTTCTACTTCTACAAGAACAATTCCAGCAGGAACAACCTTTTCCACTACAGTAGATGGGGTTAGTTTTCAGTTTGTTACTGTCTCGGATATAACAGCAAATAAATCTGCATTGGATATTATTTTTAATAATGTGGAGATATTTGAAGGTACATTTATTACTCAAAGATATACAGTAGATAGTTCTGATGCAGATCAAAGATTTGTAGTTAGTGATAATCGTATCGATATTAGTAGTTTATCTGTTGTTGTTCAAAATTCTGTATCTGATACGACAACTTCTACATATACAAAGGCAACTGATATTACTCAATTAACAGGAGATAGTTCTGTTTTCTTTTTACAAGAAGTAGAGTCAGGAAAGTTTGAAGTATATTTTGGTGATGGTGTTGTTAGTAAATCAATATCAGATGGTAATATAGTTCTTTTAACATATGTTGCTACAAATAAGGAACTTGCTAATGGAGCATCAACATTTTCTAATACTGGTGCTATTGATGGTGAGACAGATATTACAGTCACGACTGTAGGTAATGCTGATGGTGGAGGAGAAAGAGAAACTCTTGCTTCTATTAAACTTAATGCTCCATTGGATTTTGCAGCACAAGGAAGATGTGTTACTGTAAATGATTACAAGGTTTTTGCAAGGAAGTTATTTCCACAAACAAAATCTGTACAGGTGTTTGGTGGAGAAGATGGTTCTTTTGATTCAAGTCTTGGGGTTGTGTCTACCCAAGAGTTTGGAAAGGTTTTTATATCTATTAAATCTACCACTGGAAATAATCTTACAACTACACAAAAAGACCAACTTGTTATAGACCTTAGAAAGTTTAATGTAGCATCTATTACTCCTGTTATTATTGATCCCGAAACAACTTTTCTTATCCTTCAAGTAGTGTTTAAATTTAATTCTAGTTTAACAACGAAGACTAAAGAAACATTAGTTACTAATGTAAATGAAGTTCTAGAAAATTATAATCTTAATACTTTAACAGAATTCAATAATACTTTTAGACATTCAGAAATTACAAGACTTATTGATACAGTTGATAATTCTATACTAAGCAATGTCACTAATGTTAATATAGCACAATTATTTGAACCTACTTTAAGTTCAGCACAAGGATATAATTTATTTTTTAATAATCCTTTTCATCATCCAGTAGAAGGACACAATGCAGTGAATGGTGGTATCCTTGCTTCAACAGGATTTAAGGTTAGTGGGGATACTGAAAATACACAATTCTTTGATGATGATGGTGAAGGGAATATAAGAAGGTTCTATTTGGTAGGTTCTACCAGAACATATACAGACCTTACAGCAGGGATTGTAGATTATACTGAAGGTAGTGTTAAAATTGATTCTATTAATATAACATCAGTAGAGGATGTTGATGGTTCAACTTCAGTGAACGTGAGAATAGCATGTGTTCCTGATTCTAAAGATATCAGAGCAGTTAGAAATCAGATACTGGAAATAGATTTTATAAACACAACAGTTACAGGTCAGGTAGATACAATTGCTACTGGTGTTCCAGGTGCAGCGTCATCTTATGTAACAACTGGGGCAGTACCAGAAACAACGAGTTTTTAAAAAATGGCACCCTTTGATGGAAAATTAACTACAAAGATTTCTCCTTTGATAGAAGGGCAAGTTCCTGATTTTGTCCAAGCAGATCACCCAAAGTTTGTTTCTTTTGTAAGGAGTTTTTATCAATTCCTAGAAGCAGCGGAATTGATTGTGACTGTTACTATTGACAGTATACGACAAGAAACAGTTTCCACAAGTTTTATTTTATCAGAAGGTGCTGTCCCTGTAAAGATTAATACAGAAACAGGGACAGGAACCACTGGTAAGTTTGTTGCAAATGAAACCATAACTGGTTCTACATCTAAAGCAACTGCAACGGTGCTTGTTGATGATCTAGGTAATAAAAGACTTTTCATTTCTTCCCAACAAAAATTTGAAGTTGGTGAAACCATAACAGGTTCTACTTCCGATGCAACAGCAACGATAGATTCCTATCGTGCAAATCCTGTGCAGAATATGCAACAACTTTTGGAGTATGCGAATACAGATAATACTACTACTGTATTTTTGGATGAGATGTTTAATATGTTTTTGGAATCAATTCCAAAGACCCTTGCATCAGGAGTTTCAAAACGTGATCTTATTAAAAATATTAAGGATTTATATACGGCGAAAGGAACTTCCGAAGGTCATAAACTTTTATTAAGACTTATCTTTGATGAAGAAGCAGAGATTGTATATCCAAACAAATTTATGTTACGTGTATCCAAGGGTAATTGGAGTCAACCTACTGTTATGAGAGTTGCCGCTGTTAGTGGGTCTGATGCAACTGATATTGTAGGGCGAACGATAACAGGTAGTACTTCTGGGGCAACAAGTGTTGTTCTTAATTCTATAGTTTTATTTCAAGGGAATACTTCTGTTTCTGAATTGGAGATTGATCCTAAAGTATCTGTTGGTACATTTCAAGTAGAGGAAACCATAACAGCAATATCTAATACACAAGATGTTTTAATGTCATTTGTAGTTAAATCATTTGTATCGAGTTCGACTATTACGAAGGCGGGGGCGCATTATTCTGTGAATGATAGCGTCACTATTGATCCTACGGTGGGGAATAATTTTGCAGATGCAGAGGTTAGTGAGATATCTACTGGAAGTGTAACTGGAACAATTATTGATGATATAGGTTCTTTATATAGAGTTGGTGATCCATTAGTCTTTACTCCTAATGCAGCAGATACTACTGTTGAATCTGCCCAAGGAATTGTTGGTGTTATTGATGGCAGTATTTTATTGGAAGATACTGATAATGATGATGATTTTCTTATACAGGAACCAAATACAAATCAGAGTATTGTTAATTTTACTTTGGTTTTGGAAGGTACTGATGACTCAAGAAGTAATGCTGGAGATAATATATTAATAGATGCTACAAATGGTAGTGCATTGGATGATGGTTATTATTTTCTTACAGAACAAACAACAAGACAGCAAGATATTATAGGTTCAGATAATGACAGATTTCAAATAGAAGCTGGTGCAGCTGATACTGAAGGTTCTATTTCTAGAATAGTCATTACCAATCCTGGGGGTGGATATACCAAATTACCTGTTGTAACAATTACAAGCACTGCTGGAACAGGAGGACTTGTTACAGCAGCATCTACTACTATAGGGCAAATAACATCTATAAGAATAAAGGATGGTGGTTTTGGATATGACTCTAATCCAGCTGGAACATTTGATACTCATTTTATAGTAAAGGATGTTACTGGTTCTTTTCTACCGACAAGTCCCTTTACAACTACTGGTCATGTAGGTACTGTAAAGTCTTATGATGATGATACTAAATTATTAACAGCATCAATAGAGAATAGAGAAAGAATAGAATTTGAAACAACTGGTGCAAATGTAACACAAGGGTTAGAATTAGAATCCCCTAGTGCCACAGGAAAATTTATACAATTAAATAATACTTTAACTGATCAAGGTGGAGGTATAACATTAGAAGATAACACTGGCAATTTAATTTCTGATGCCCTAGAAACATATATCGACCAAATAGATGTTGAACAAATTACGAGAGCATTTGAAGGCACAACTTTAAATCAAAAAGTTCAACTTGAAAATGAGGTAACGACAAGTCGTTTATTATTAGATCGAACTGACAGTGGTGGTACAGATGCTGGGGATGAGATTTTATTCGAAGACGAGAAACCTTATCCTGATGCTCAAATAATTAGAGATAAATTTCAATTAAATGGAACAGGCAGACAGAGATTTACTGTTGGAGGATGGATTACAGATGACGGAACAAATGATCCACCAGTTATTTCTACTTTCGAAGATGGTGGATTTAGATCAGTAGATGCCGAAGCAAATATTCTCTTGGAAGATGCAGTAGCAGATGCTACAGTGAACACAAGAGAATTTTTGTTGATGGAAAATCGTTTTAGCAATAGTAATGCTGCTGGAGATTATGAATTTGTAGAACAGGTTACAATTAAGCATGATAATCCCACTGTTGGTTCTACTATTTTTATATCTGCTCCTAGAATTATGGGAGAAGCATATGAACCTCTTATATTGGAAACAAGTTTATTAAATGCTCCTACAATTGGAGACAGTACTAATATAGTATTGGATAATCATATTGATATTGGTATAGATTCTGTTCTTCGACTTTTATTAGAAGATGGCAGTTATGTAATAGATGAAGAATTTGGATTTAATATTAAACAAGAGAGTGGGTTAGATTTTGGTTCTTTTCCAAATGATCTTGGTGATCCTCTTATTACAGAAGGAGAATTATTGGAAGTTGGTTATACATTATTGGATGGGACAGATTCTAGTAGCACTAATGCAGGATCATATTTAATAAGTGAAAGTGATCCTGATTTTATAACCAATGTTATATCAGATGCTGGGGGTGCCAGTGCAACTATTGTAAATCAGTATAATGCAAAAGTAACAATGTTATCTGATATTACTTCAGAAAAAGAGGGATTTTATAAAAATACAGATCATCATATTAGTGATGGGGTTATCAGATTACAAGACTCTTTCTTTTATCAGGACTTTTCATATGAAATTAAATTAGGACAATCTGTTGGCACTTATATTACGGAATTAAAAAAAGCAACACACCCAACAGGATTTGCAGCTTTTGGTAGAGTTACTTTGGCATCTTCTATTGTTGCCAATATTCAAATACCTACTGCTGGTGGTGTAACGGATTATACTGGTGATACGGCACGATTCTCTCCAGAACTTGCTTCCTTCTTGGAAAATATTTTTCAGATACAAATAAAACGAAGATTAGGTATTCCAAATCCAGTTTTACAGGAGAGAACTGGTTTGTTCCAGAGACTGTTATTGGAATCTCCTTATCTTCTTAGGTTAGAAGATGACAGTGGTCACTTTTTATTAGATGGTACGGATGGTATTAGTACAGATGCTGGAAGTTTTGTATTAGGAGATGAAACATTAGTTGATGAGAATATTATAACAGATAATACCTCTCAAAGAATTTCAACAGAAGAAGCAGTTCTAGCACCAACTGGTAATAGAGATGTATCTCTTTTACAAAAAGTAACACTAACCATGAAACTTCCAGAGGTTGTCTGGCCAGTAAAAGCAGGGTCAAGATCAGGATTGCCTCTCTTTGCTGAAACTCAGGTTATTGCTAATGGTTTCGAACTTGAAGATGGAACTAAAACTAATACCCCAACCGTAAATCGTTTTGTTATAATAGCAGATGGAATTGTTCAAGAGTCTGGTGCTATAGGTGATATTGGTGAAGCATTAGATTTAGAAGATGAAACTGATGCAGATTTTGGTAGTGGGTTAACCTTTGATGATATACAGTTTAGGTCTAATGATTTATTTGCACTAGAACAGGCAACGACATTTAATGATATAGTTTCATTAGAAAGTGGCACAGATACGCAAGTAGATGTCAACACACCAAATTTATTGTTGTTAGATAGAACAGATGGCGCTGGTTCAAATGCTAACTCTAGGGTTTTGCATCAAGATGATACTAATTCTTATGGAGATAATTTTATATTAGATGGAACAGATAGTTCGTCTACAGATGCAGGAAGTAACTTTGTTACAGAAGATGTTCTTAGTGGTGAAATAACAATTGAAGAAATAGTTCGTACTCCTCTCCTTGTTCAAGAAGGCAGAGGATTGGGAGATAATATTAATACAGAATATTTTCAAACAGAAGATAGTATGGAAGAGGGTGATCTTGTTTATGAAAATCATTTTGAAGGTATATTTTTAGATGGAACTGATAGCAGTAGTAGTGATGCAGGAAATTTTGCATTATTAGAAACTGGGAATATTATTGTGCAGGAAAATTCTGTTGCTGGTAATAATATGTTGGTAGAAACCGAAACCACGCCGCAACGTAGTGGTAAAATGTTATTGGATAGTCAATTATTACAAGCAGAAAGTGGATCAACAATACCAGAGATTAATTTTACATCTGAAACTAATTTTGTTCATTTTACCAGACCAGCAATGATAAAAACGAGAGCTCATGGACACCTTGCATTGCAAGATGACAGAGAAGAAGTATTTATGGTATTAAATGGAACTAATGGAAGTAGTGCAAATGCTGGTGATAATATAATATTAGATGGGACTCTTTCTACAGGACGAGATGCTGGAGATGATATACTTGCAGAAGATGGTACTAAAAGAATTTTAGATCAGCACAATCCAGGTCTTGTAATATTTGATCAAGTGGATGCTTTAGGTACTATGGCAGGAGGTAAAATTGACTTAGAGGCAGCGACATACTTATCCTTGGTAGGGACAGGTGCAGTGCAGACAATTGAGGGTAGATTTTCTACTTTTGACACTGACCAAGTAAGGTTTGATACAACACAGCAAACATTTGATGAAACGTCTTAGGATACTGATTTTAAACTTATAAATAAAACAATAATGAGGAGTAATCATGGCACTACAAACTGTTAATATTGGTTCTGAAGCCAATGACGGCACTGGCGACAGTCTACGGGATGGTGGAGATAAAATTAATGATAATTTTCTAGAAATTTATACTAAATTTGGTGATGCAACTGATCTATGTAGTGGTATTAGTTGCACTGCCTCAGTAGCTACTCTCACTGCTCCAACAATTACAGGTGTAGTAGGTGGAACTCAAACTTCAGCGACAATAACAACTATAGCAACAACCACAGTAAACGGAACTACTGGTAATTTTGGTACTGCAACATTAGCAGCTGGATCACTTACGGATAGTTCTGGTGCTATTAGTTTCGGGAATGAAAATCTAACTAGCACTGGCACTCTTTCTATTGGTGCTATAACCACAAATGCAGTTATGAATATTAATACTGCTGTGACTTCTGGTACAGTAAACATGTTCTTAGTAGAAGGTACAGCAGATGATTTTGAAACTACATTTGATGTAACAGATCCAACGGCGGATCGTACTATCACATTTGAGGATGTT